CTCGGGGACGACGTTGCCCTCGCTGTCGGCGTATATCGCGGTTTCAGACGTGTACATCGGTGTCTCCTCCGTGATCTGCGTGATGGTGATGGACCCGCCGGTACGTGATCGCTCGTGCTTGCCGAGTGGGTCACGGACGCCACGCCCCGGACCCACCCAGAGGCGCGGCATCAGCTTTGGGTGCCAACGACCGTCCAGACAATCGTGGATGTGCCGTTGGTGGCCGTGCAGATGTAGAGCTCGCCCGCCGTCGTGTCCGTGTACAGCGATCCGACCGTGGCGCTGCCGAGGCCAGTGACGTTGACGGTTGGCGCGCCCGCACCGGAGGTGCTGCTGAGCGTGGCATTACTCCCGGCGGCCATGCGCTGGCGCGAACCGGGCATCGTGTTGCTAGCGTTCGGCGGCATGTATGACATGCGCGACTCCTTTCAGGAGGCAGTATGCGTAGCGTTGCACAACTAACTAGGGCAGACCAGTCACTGTGCAAAAAGCTAGTGGTCTGTAAACTGCTAGCGCGAGACGCTCTTCCGCCCTGATGGTGATGAGGTTCTTCACGAAGTCATCAACGTTAGAGTTTGTCGTCTCCAGCGTGATGCCCTGCCGGCGGAAGACCTGGGCACCGAGCTTGAACGCGCCCACAAAGGCGGTGTGCTGGGTCTGGGCGACCGTGGCGACCACCGGCAAGCCCCAGAGACGATTGGGACCGGGATCGGCCGGATGTCCCCAGATGTAGATGCCATCGGCCGTCTTGAGCAGTTTGACGTTCTGCCAATCGAACGGGTTGAAGACGACACCATCCGCCTGGAAGAAGCCGACTGAGGCAATCTTCGTGATCGCCTTGAAGACGGCATCGGGGAGGGGGTCGGTCCCGGCGGCCTGCGTCTGAATGCCGGACGTCGTTTCGATCCCCTGGATGTTCGGCGGTGTGCCGTTACCGAGCAGGATCTGCGCTTCCTCTTGCTGCGCGACCATGAACTGCAAGCGGTTGTTGACGTAGTCGCGGATGACCGGGAAGTCGCCGAACATCTCGTCGGTGACCTTCCCGGTGACGGCGATCTTGCGAACGGGCGCGTCCACCTCGGAGGTGTCGAAGGCTGCTTCTGGCTTGGTGGCACCTTCCGCGACCGTCGTCGCTGCGTTGGTGTACGTGTCCTCACGGACATAGCGGATGGTGTTCATCGTTGTCTCACCCTGGGAGATGAGATCGGCGATGGTGAGGGCTTGCTGGCCGATCATCACCATACCGGGCTGGCGGTCATACTGCGTCAGCGTGGACACGGCCGTCGTGAACGTGGTCTTCACCGCGAAGCCCAGCTCCTCCGGCGCCTCGAAGAATGCCTGCTGCTGGCCGCCGCCAGGGCGCCAGTTTTTGTACGCCTCGCTGGCGACGAACCGCTCGCCCAGTGACTTCGTGGCGGTGCTCGTACCGGGCATGGCACCCGGATCGTCGGCCGATCCGCCAGCGAAGGGGACGGGACGGACGATGCGGCCGAGATCATCGACGGCCTTCTGGTTGTCGCGGTCAATGGCGGCGAGGCGTTCCGCCGACTTAAAGGCGTCCTGCAACGGCGCCAGTTCCGTCTCACGCTGGCGCACCTCCGCGACCTGCTCGGCCGTGAAGTCGTAGACGGGGGAGCCATCGACGATCTTGCGGTGATCGTCGAAGAGTTTCTTCATCTCGCCGCGCTTCTGATCCAGCTCGCGGCCGAGTTCAGCCAGGGTCGGCATTGCGTCTCTCGCTTTCGTGAACCATTTGCCGTGAACCGTTGCGTGCGGTCACACGCAAATGGTTCACGAATCGTTATGCGCTCTCCACGCCAAGGGCTTCTGCCTCGCGTGCGAGGATGCGCAGGTAGATTTGCTCGATCTCGGCGTTCGTTTTCGCCGCTGGTTCGGTCTCATTGAGGAGCGCCTGCATCGTGGCGATGTGCGTTCCCATTGCCGCGTGCGCGGTCTGCATTTGGGTGTGCATCTCCCGCAGTTTCTTGCGATTGGCTGCGGAGAAGACACGCCCCGACTTGATGCGCAGTTCGTTGATGGCGAACCCGCGATCTATCACACCTTTCACCGCAGCAAGCGCGGCTGTGAGGTGCCTTTCATACGACATCGTGGCAGGCACGATGCCGGCATCACCTTCGGTGGCGTCGTCAACGTCGGTCGCCGTGACGTAGGTCGTGACGCGGACGACGCTCTCCTCCGGCCCCCAGACGATGTCATTGCCCGCGGTCACCTGATAGGTGCGCCGGAAGAGATCTTGCTCGTCTGCATAGACCACGGCATCGTCGAAGACGTCGCGGATCACGAGGCCCGGGCTCCATGCGTTGGGATCATCATCGTCGTCGGGAAAATCCTCGTTCAGTTCGTCCTGGAGGAGCCTGCGGAGATCGTCGTAGGACATGCCCGACGGCAGGGCTTTCGTATGGTTGGCAGGGTGCAGACCGAGCAGCGCGGGCAGGGATTTCATGGCGATGGCACCGTTGCGCGGCTCCGCTGGAGATGGTGTGAGCGATGCTTCGGCTATTGGCCAGTGGGTGATTTCGCGCACCGTCGCGCCGTCTTTCGTCTCGACGGACTTGCGTGCGACAAGGTGCGCCGGCGCGCCAGACGACCAGCCCAACTTCCCTTTGGCCGCGAGGCCCGCGATGGCCTTCTCGTACTCGTCACGCAGGTTGAGTTGCGCCTCGACCCAGATGCCGATCGCGTCCGTCTTCGCGGTGAAGCGGCCGATTTTCTTGACGCCCAGCTGCTCGTCGAGGCCGTGCGCGTAATAGACCGAGCGCGTGTCACCGTCGGCGAGGTCATAGTCGGTATCTTTGGTGAAGTACTCACCGGTGAGGTCAGGGCTGGCGGCATCGGAGAAGGTGATTAAATAGCCACCGACACGGCCATCGCCCAGGGCTTTCACGGCGCCGCCGAACATCACGAGCGTATCGTTCATCCGACGCCTCCATGCCACAAAAGAAAAGCCACCGCCATCAAGCACCAGGCGAGCGAGTGAACCCGCCAGCGCGCGTAGTCAACCGTGGTGAATCCCATGAGGAAGTCCAGGCCCCAAATGATGGCGGCACAGAGAAACAGCAGCAGAACAACGCCCAACGTCATGACACTGGCTCCTTTACGCCTCAGGGACGCCATCGGGCCAGAGCGGCTTCACATCAGCGCTGATTGCCCGCTCGATCATTTCCCTGGAGAACGGATGGTAGGAGCGCCCATGATTCCGCCGCTCAAAGGCCGCAAGCCGGTCCCGAGCAAGAAAATATTCCAGGCTCAGGCGTCGCCACTCATCCTCTTCCTCGGGGCTGAGGTCAGGAAGCATCACGGCATGTCCTCCTACGAAGTGACGGGCACCGCGGGCGCCCTCTGGGCAGCATGCGCAGCCGCGGCCGGTTGATTGCCATTGGTCGCGGGCGTCGGTGGAGGCGCGATGTTCGTCGCACCCGGTTCGGTGTTCACTTTCTCGATCACCGGACTGACCGGTTCCGCGATGGAGCCGTCGCTAAAGGAAGCCCCTCTGGGCAACAGGTAGATACCGTCGTCCGCCGGGACGGACTCCAAATCAACCATCTTCAGCGCCGCCGCACGGTCGATGATCCCAGCGGTAAAGAGCTTCGTCGCCCGGTCCGCAACAGCGGTCGCATCCTCCTGCAAGGCGCTGACATTGCTCGTGTCGAACTCGACGAACTGGTCGCGCTGCCCCTTGAAATCGTCGCGCAAGAGCGAACGGGTCAGGGTGTCAGCAAAGCTCGTATAGGTGGGAACGATGTTCCCCCTGTAGGTCGCCTCGCGTGCGGCCTGGTAGTTCGCGTAGGTGGCGTGTTCCAACCCGACTCCGAGGCCCGCGACAATCGCGGCCACCTGCATCAGCCCGGAAATGCGCGTCTCAGAGAAGTAGTGGATCGCCGTCAGGTCGAGGTCTTTGGGATTCCATGAAGGCGTCGCGACCTGCAAGCCGCCCGTTGCCACCATCGTCGAACCACGGCCGTCGCCCGTAAAGCGCGAGTTGAAGTACGTCATCAGCGCCTGTGCCTGGTCTTGCGTGATCGTCTTGTCGCCCGACGGCGAGATGATGGCGCCGGGGGAGCCCATGTTGTGCAGGATCGACGCGGTATAGGCTTCTGCTTCCTCATCGTTGTAGACCAGCCGCAGGACGGTACGCAGCGGTGACACCCCCATACGCGGATTGCGCGGGTCCTGCGACCAGCGAAAGTGGATCACATCCGCATCGTCCAGCGGATACCACTTGCCCGTGCGCCACACCTGATAGCCAGTCAGGAACTGCCTGCCTTGCGGGTCCCAGGTCGGGCGAATCGAGATTTGCGGCTCGTACCAGAGTTCGGCGGGAATGCCCGCCCCGTTGCGGAACTTCAGCAGATAGGCGTTCCCGTGGACGTTGTAGTCCGCCAACAAAGCCTGACTCACCGTTTCCCATGACATGTACGGGTTGGGCTCATCGATCAATGCCGTCACGGGATGATCGGGAATCGCCTCATCGCCCTTGTCGCTGCGATTGACGACCCGTGGCGGCGCTTCGGGAAAGACGCGCTGCACGTACTGGACGCAGGCCATGATCGCCGACGACATCTCCATCTCGCCGACGGACTGCTGATAGTTGACGCGTGAACCGGCATACAGCACGGGCAGCGCGCCGCCCGTCATCTGGCCGCCCGTGGTGAAGTTGCCGTAAAAGCCCGTGTTCGCGAAGGGCACCGCCGGCGCGGGCGCCCTCTGGGCAGGAGGCGCCGCTTTCGCTTCGGGCGGGGGAAAGTCACCGTAAAGGAAGCGATAGAGAATGCCCTTACGTATTTCTGGCATCCTCGACACTCCTCTACGGCGGTAGTGCAAACGTGATCGTGGTGACCATGCCGCGACCGGCGACGGCCAACGCCAGCGCCATCACACAGTCGTCGTGCATTCCCTCTGGCGCGCTATAGCGTGTGCCAGTCCTCGTGTAGGCATACTCGAACGCTTCCAGTTCGCTGACGATCGCGCCATCCGGGTAGGTGATCGCCTGCTGCTGGATGGCGACGGCGAGCCCTTCCATCAGCTGCTGCTTCGACGGCGCGGTGAACTTGTAGCCGCGGTAGTTGTTCCGGCCGCCCGCCTGCAACTCCTCCAGCACGGGATCGCCGACACCCGTCGAATCCACCAGCGCGGGCCTCTCACCGACGAGCCGGACGATGCGCGGGATCGTCGCCTGCCACGGACCCTGCCAGCGCTCGAAGCGACAGACCGCGCCGGCGGCTTCAAGCGCGATGCAGACCGTCCAGTCCACCGACTTGGCAAGGTCCACGCCCCAGATAACCGGATCACCCGCCGACAGCGGCGCCACCTGCGCGGCGATGGCGGCCAAGCCGAACGGATTGCCGCCATCATCGGACGGCTCCGCGAGATACAACTCACGGAACACGGCTTCCGGCAGCGTCCGTTTCGCGTCTTCGATCTCAGCCGCATCCAGGACGCCGGCCGCGACGGCGTCGTACGCGGTGATCTTTGCGTAGTGCATCTCGGGCTCGCCGGACTCCGCACGCCGGCAGAGACGGTAAAAGAAGTTCTTGCGCCCCTTGACGTTGCCGATGAGCCGGACGGGGCCGCGGGTCTGGGTGAGGGTGGAGCGTAGCGCGTACCACGACTCTTCCTTCCACCGGCTCGCTTCATCTCCGACTGCGGCGTAAACGTCCTCGCCGAACAAGGAGTCAGGATGATCGGCGCCCTTGAACCAGAGCACCGCGCCGTTCGGCAGGGTGACCGTCAGTTCACTGGCGTTGTACTGGTGCAGGTCCGGTGGCAGCGTCCGCTTGAGGCGACGGAAGGCAATCTTGGCCTGCGCATAGATCGGAGCGACCCACCAGAAGTTCCGTCCCGCCTTACTCAGCCACGCTTGCTCGTAGAGCCACGCGATACAGCCAACGGTCTTCCCGCTCTTCGTCGACGCTTCGATCAAGCCGTAGCGTTCGTTACAGAAGACCGCCGCGAACTGCTGTCGATACAGCCAGGGACGCTCATAGTTGATCGTCCGTGTCTGGCTCGGCAGTGAGGCGATCGAAGGAGAGCGTGAAGGAGATTCCACCGCCATCCTTGCCCGTCACTTCCGCAATCGCCTTACGGCCGCCGCGCTCTTTGGCGATGTCGTCGAGCGTGCCGCGCAGCTGGGCAATCTGCTGTGCCTTGAAAACCGGCACCGCGACGGCCTTGCCGCTCGCGCTGAGCTTGATGTCCGTCCCGTAAAAGCCCGTGCGAAGATCGGCTTCGAGGCCCGCGAACACCCATTCCAACTTCGCAACGCGTGCATCGACCTCGGACAACCCCTGATCGATGGCTACCGCTTCGCGTTCCGCCTTCGCCGCGGCGATCACGGGTTTGATCTTCTTCGCGTAATACCGCACGTTGTCGATCGTGCAGCCGGACGCGGCGGCGATCTCCGCGGGACGATCGCCAGCGGCGAGGCGACGTTTGATCGCATCACGCTCGGGTTGCGAGAGTTTCGGTCCGGTCATTTCCGGTAAATCCGTGGTAAATCGCCCGCGCGGCTGGCGGGCAAAAGAAAACCCGGCCGGCCGCCGGGGACAATACATCGAGAATGACTTACTCTATTTCTTTGACGCACGAAAAGCAACCCCCGGCACGTTCACGCCTCCAACAGCATCACCGCCGCCCACTCCCGGTCGAGCGCGCGGGCAAACTCGTCGCGGTAGGTGCGGGCGGTGGACTCGGCGATGGAGAAGAGGCGCGCGGCCTGGCGATCGTCCATGACGATGCGGGGATCATTGGCAAAGGCGTAATGCCACTCGCCGCGCTCGAGCACGATCCCGCACTCCATCGCCAGCCAGACGGGGAAGTGCTTGGCAACGATACCGTTGCG